GTATTCCTCAAAATCCTTGCAATTCTTGCACTGTACTAAAACCTCATAAGTGTATGGGCTTATCCGATGTCCTCTGCACTTACCATTCACCCATTCAGCGTTACGGCAATGTTCGTCCACCAGTTTCAGCGGGCAGTCTGGCCGTCTGCCTTGGTATGCTGGAGCAGGGCAATCTTTTCCACTATATCCACACCATCTCCTTGTAGTAGGAGATAATTCTCTCCCTTGTACAAGCGGACAATCCCAACAACTCTCCGGCATCTCCAACTCCAATATCGCTTTAGGCATCGTGTTCGACCTCCCGCAAATAACAATCTAGGCATAATCTCTTTCCATTGCCCTTTTGCCAATATTCGTCAAACTTAGCACCGTTCATTTTGTTCCAACATATAAGAGCCTTACAAGCATCACATTCAACCATTGTTCTTGTTTTTCTCTTTATCCATTCAGCCATCGTGTTCGACCTCGCTTTCCTCTTTCGACAGAAAGTATCTACACTTTATACGATTACCGTCAACAAATACTCGTTTTGGCTCTACGCAACAATACCCTTTTGAGCCATCTCCAGACCACCCAAAAACTCCCCACGTGCCATAATCAGGCTCGTAATACAGGCATTCTTTGCATATCATCCTTCCTCGACCTCGCTTTCCTTTTTCCACTCATCCCTGCATTCAAGTTCTGTTTCCCCTGTAATCATCATTTGTTGCATTTCAATTCCTCCATCCGCATCTGTTCGTTTTCTGCTACCAACACCGCTTGATTGCATTTCTTCGGCGGTACAAAGTTGTCCTGTTCCATTCTTTGACAACCTAAGCAGCGTTTGCACGGTGATGTTTCGTATCGTACTAAATCCGGACCTGTAAACAATCATTTTCATCCCTTCCGCTAAAGGCGATTCAAGATTTTTTTATAAAATTCGTCGCTGTATGTACGCTGCGGGAAGTTTGTCGCCTGTACCGGAGGCGCGCCCCTGATTTTTTCTTCATCTCGTTTTTTGTGCGCCGTCAAGGTATCCCACTTCTCCCTGAGCTTGCCCGGGCTGAGTATATTAGCTTTCCAAAACGGATCACGATGTGCCCAATCCATGAGCTCTCGTATTTCATCAGGGCTACGGCAATCTATACGCATCATCAGGTCAATATCATATGCCCATCGTCGTAAGCCTTCAGGTGTCGAATCAGGCACCTTGGCATTAGGCAAGTTTTTAAGCACACAGTCTCGCATAAATAGTGCAAGCTTATACTGCTCTGTAGCTTCATCAAAAAGCGGTATTTGCCTTGTTTTTTTAGGTTTTTCTAGTTCTTTTATTTTTTCATCAGGTTGTTCTTGCGGCGCGTCCGGGCCCGGAGGGTTCGGACTATCTTCTTCTCCTGATCCTGTTCCTGTTCCTGTTCCTGTTCCTGGTTTAGTATAGGGTTTTGAAAGGGTTTCGGAAGGGTTCTCAGAGGGTATATCAAACCCTTTAAGTATGCTTTCTATGTATTTGCAGTATTCTTTTACGCAGTTTACAAAGGGTTTAAACAATTTACTTTTAGGTATCTCGGCTAATTGTTTATTCAAACCTTTAGCCTGGTTTTCATTCTCAATAGGGTTGTAACAGAACCATTTTTTTATGAGAACCACCTGGGTATTATAATCATATAGGGCCATGTCTTTATCGGTTAGCTCTTCAAAGGCTTTAGAAACTCTTTCTTCGTCGAGACCTACGTCAAAACAAAGGTAAGGCAATGGCAGATAATAAAATCCGCCCATATTACGATGCGGAGAGGTAAGCAGGTATAAAAAGAGCATTTTACCTTCCTCCGACAATGTTCTAAAGTCTTTAGAGTGCCAAATCTTTACAAACACTTTTGAATATCTTGATTCTTGAGCCATTTCAACCCCTCCACCTTCACAAAAACAACTTATCTTTTATAATCTCCTCCGGCCAAAAGCTCTCCCGGAACTTCCCTGACTGCCCCTGGAACTCCAGCACTATATACCGTCCTTCAGGATGCCGGTATACTTCCCTTCCTTCTCGCAGCTCTGCGCGGTTGATGTTTGCACGACTCTTGTCGCTGTGCGTGAATTTCACTTTGTGCGTCATGGTTCTTTGGCCTCCCCGCACTCAGGACAATAATGCTTCCATTCCCCGTCAACCAATTTCTTTTTCCAGCCTTCTTCAAACATATATTCAAGCGCATCTGTCCAAGTGTCGAACTCCTGACCTTCTCCGCAATTGTCGCATGTTGCCATGTATTTGTTTTTGTAAATTTTTTCTATCATCTCTATCACTCCTTGTTGATTTTTTCAAACTCAATCACCCACACCCACGGGTTTGTGTCCCATCCGTAGCCACGCTTGGCATTGAGGCTGTCCCAAAGATGCTTAAATGCCTCGTCGTGAAAGTGGAAATTTATCCAGGCATTTAACTTTGTGTCCAGAACATGCCAATGATAAGGCCCGCTATCCGAATACTTTATTCCCTCTCTAATGACGTCCTCTGCTGTAATCTCCTGCAACCTCTCAACCCGAACATTTGTCACTTTCAAAAATATCCTTGCGGCTTCACGGGGCATGAAGATGGACGGTCGCCATTTGTCACCTTCTCGATTAAAGATTGCACCAAGATTATCATCTGCCTTGTAATAATAGCGGTTGTCACTATAAACTCTCTTTGCCCACGTTTCCCGCACCCAAAGAATGTCGCCAACAGAGCAGGGTGCCAGATATGCTTTGGTATCTGTAAAAATGCGTTCTGTTTTGGTCCCATAAAACTCATACGGAATGTTTGCTTTAATCTCACCGTCCGGCTGCGGTTTAATAACCCGCCTTGTCTGTGTTTTCTTTCCGTCCAAAATCGCCTGAACCATAGGCGTGCTGAAAATGATCGGCTTCATTTCTACTCTTCACTCTCCTCCGGCTCTAACTTATCCATCTTTTCTAACTTCTGATTTCCGCAATATATACACCCTTCCGCTGTATCACATGCTGTATATTGATTCCCGCCACAAGCGGGGCATTTTTTGAATAGCTATAACCCGCCTGCAGCCTACATTCCTGCACCGCCCTAAAATGCCCTGTGTTGATTTCCAAGTGTTATATCATTACCCCCGCCCGAAAAGCCGCTCTAAATCGATTCTGGCGCGTCGGTTTTTCCAGTTGTTACCACAACCAATAGTATATCCACCAAAACGCCCACCACCAAAACTTTTTGAACAGTTTCTTTGCGATCCCCAAGCCCAGCGAATACCAAAATAGCGTATATGTCAGGAGGATAATTATTGCTATCAGAAAGCCTAGACGAGTAAATCCGATACGGATAAAATCCTGCTGAATCCAAGATTTCTCGATCATTGTTGTCATCTTTTGTTCAACTCCCTTTTCCAGCCTTCCCAGCGGCCCCGGCTGGCGCAAGCCCTGGGGGTAGGCTGCTCATAGATATATCTCATAGTTATTGCCCCTGACCTCATACCAACCGGTAACCAAAATCATCGGCCATGGGCTTCGTGGGTTCAAGTTATTCATACATCATGATAATCTCAACCGCCTTTTCATCTGGGATCATCTGGGCACTATGGAATTTGGCTACACCTTGAGGCATAAATGCCCTATAGGCTTTATAAAGCTCTATTAATGGCTTAATATCTGTAATGCTAAACTCTCCAAGTTCCATACTGTCCTCTTCATCTATATCCCGCACAATAACCTTTAATGTGCTGCTCATGCATATCCTCCTTTCATGCAATATAAACCGGCTTCCCTGTAATTGCCTGCACTTCCCACTTAAATCTTTCTGCGTCCGAGTTTCCGTCGCTTAAATGCAGCAGCCAGATTTCTTGGACCCTCGATAGGTCGTTCGCTTTCAAAAACTCTTTAACGTTCTCCAGGCTAAAATGGCTCTTGAGTAGCCTGCTTTTCAGTTCCCTCGGCACCGCCCCGGCCTCCACGTTGCGGTTGAGAATGTCCAGGCTGTAATTACACTCTACGGCAATCACATTTAAGTTCGCAAAGCGGTTTTTTAGATACGCCGTATCGGTTGCGAACAAGCAACGCTCTCCTTGGCTGTTTGCAATAAGAAAAGCAAGCGGTTCTGGAGAATCGTGAATTGCTTCTAAGGGCATAATCCTCCAGTTGTCGATCCGAAATTGCTGTTTGGCCTTTATAGCATGGAGCCTATGCCCGGATAAACCTAATGCGTCAATGGTGCCCTGCGATGTATAAACATTAATTCCGGTCCGCATTATATCTGCAACCGATTTACTGTGATCGGCGTGGCAATGCGTGAGCAAACATCCAGACGCCTCGCTGATTTTGAATTCTAAAGATCGCTGGATCTCTTTGTAAGGCAACCCACAATCGAGCAATAATTTGCTTTTCCCATCACTCAGAGTGTATAAATTTCCGCTGCTTCCACTTGCAAATGCTTTGAATTCAAGCATGTCTAACACCAACCCTATCACGCCTGTTGCGAGATTGTTCGCTTTTAGGGATCCATCTGCAATTGTTTGGTTCATAATTGCCGAATGGATCAATTCTGTCTATGGTCAGATTGTCTCTGTATCCATTCTGGGTCGCCCAGTTATAAAAGTTTTCAAAGTCATACCATTCTCTGCAAACCTTGACTCCCTTAGCTCCGTAGTGCTTATAGGATTTAACATTTTTGTTTCTGCAGCGATTTAGCATTCCAGCCCATACCCCATAGAGTCTGGTCTTAGTCTTGCCATGCGTTACCCCTGCTTTTGCAGATATAGTGTGTCGTGCACAACCACAGCTTTTTGTATGACCGCTTCGCAGATACTCAAGTCTAGTTGTGACAATTTGGCCGCAGTCGCAACGACACTTCACCATGCGGCAGCGACGTTTCCCGAGATGAATGGCATCTGCTTCACATATAACTGTTAAGAAGCCGTATCTCTGTCCAGGCATAACTTTTATGCGTTGTTTTTCTAATTGCGGTCCTGGTGGACGACCCATTCGATATCCCTCCTTATCTAAAATCCAGGTCCTTCCTCAAATACGGTTTGTTGTTTACCCTGCTGCGGTTTATCTTGTTTTTTCTCTTGCTTTGGCTTCTCTGCGATTTCTTCCTTTGTCTGTTCTTCTTTTGCTTCTTCCGCAGCAGGGGGTTCGTCCTCAATCTCATACTCAACGTCAATGAGCTCCTGGTTGGCGTTTTCTTCGATTTCAGCTTCAACCTCGGCCTCGGCTATGACTTCATCCTCACGGTTCACATGCTGCATCAGGAGGCTGCCATCATCGGAGCTATTCAGATACCGTTTGCATGCCCTATTGATGACCGTTTTCCGGGCCATTTCCTGGGCAAATTCCTTGTGCGTGGAGCCCTCTTTGTCCGGGTTCATCTTCGATTTAGACCAGGCTTTCTGGATTTCGTCCCATGTCATTACGTCTGTAAATTGCCTGTCATCGTCGAATACGATGGTACAGTATGCGGCTACGATATTGTTGGGGTCCACGTTCTCGATTCTCTGAATGTGCTTCATGATGTATTTGTTGCCGTTTTTGATTGTGTACTCAAATTCATCTCCCCTGTATACCAGCTCGGCGAATATGTCCTTCGCCCCGGCCACTCGCTTGGTAACGGCCATGGTGCCGAAATAGGAGCGCTGAAACACCAGCTGTTTCCCGTAGGCTATAAAGTAGCCCTGTTTCTTCGCCGGGTTCAAACCTTGTACGGCCATGTCAAGTAGGGAATTGGCTATGCTGTCCTTTGTGCAAACTTGTAATACTGGCCTTTTGTCCTTATCTACAGTGTTTTGGAGTATCAACCATGCTGACTTCATGGCATTTTCTACGCTGTAATTTGGTGGCAGGTGAAGTTCCCCACGAGCAACAAACTCCTGAACTTTCTTTCCAACAACGTCTACGACGTCTTTTTTTATTAAGGCAAGCGCATTGCCCGTGCTTGTAGTTTTTTCTGCTGTTGCAGTTGACATTTACATCATCCTCCTTTTAGTCGCAAAATGGCTCTTTTTTGTAATACCGGTACTTGTTCTCGCCAATTTTCGAAAACTCGTAATATCCATGGAAATAGCTATCAGCATTTTTTGTGTTCCACTCAGCTCTCGTCTGCTTGCATGGTCTCAGAAATCTTGTGCAAAATTCCTTTACAGTGTATTCATTGCACCCCTCAGCTTCTATTTCGTACTCGTATTCACTGTCCGCATATGGCCTTGGCTGACCCTCACGGATAACCTTGACCGATAGCCTGTATTCCCTCTGTGCCATGCTTATACAACCTCCTTCATTTCTTTTTTCTCCGCAAGCTCAACCCTGAGCTTTTTATCAGCGGCTGATACAATCAACCGGATCTGCTGGCCCTTGGTCGGCAATATATCCGTAACACTCTCGGCGTTATCCAACCATACCGGCGGCGCGAAACCGTAATGCTCTGCAAGGGTGTTGATAATGTCAAGGCCGATATTCAAACGGGCGCCATTGTTGAGGTTGCTATATGGCACACCGTTATATACCGTCTCGCAACAAGGGTCGATCCCTCTATTGACAAGGGTGTTAAACAGCTTGAATCTTGCCATCCGGAATTTGCTGTTGATTTTGTCCTCGATAAGCTTTACCTTCGTCCGAATGAATTCCTCGGTAAGATAGATTTGCCTCTCCAGTTCTTCATACTCTGCAGCCAGCTTCCGCTCTTCTGCCTTGAGTTCCTCGATGCGCTTCAGGCCGCTTTCCCTGGCCTCGAAGCGTGCCTTTGCTTGTTCAAGTGCCTGAATCGCGCCGGATATTTCGTCAGCTTCTTTCTGGATAGCAGCGACTGTCGTGCTGACATCCGCTTGCGCCTGCCTGATCTGCTCCTGGAGTTCTTCATGCTGTTTCTGCAGGCGGACGTATTCCGGCGTAGTTTCAACCGACTTCGCTCCTTGTATAATGTTGTCGATTTCGGCTTTTATGACAGATTCTTTCTGTTCGAGTTCTGCCAGTTCAGCTTTTGCCTTCTCGATTTCGTGCCCCATAATTTCAAGTTTTTCTTCCAGGGACGTTTTCATTTCCTTAAGCCGCTTTCCATCTGCATTGATGGATTCAAGTTTTTCAGCTTTTTTCCGATTGAAGTCAGCCAGTGCCTTTTCTCTAGCAGATTCTAACTGTTCGGCGGGAAGTGCTTGTCCGCATGTCGGGCATGTTTCAGACTGCTCAAACTCAAAGCGTGCATCATTTTGTATGTGCCAGGCCTCGCGAAGTTTCGCTATCCTTTCATTCAGCCTGTTTATTTCTGCTTCGTTGTGTTGAATACTGCGATTCAAAGAGCCGATGCTAAACCTTATATCATTCAAGCTCAATTGAATGTTTGATAATTCTTCACGTTTTCCAGCGAGCGTCGCATCAAGTTCCTGACGATGCCTATTTCTCAAATCCATTATTTGAGCCTCAATCATGCGCAGCTCCTTTGTTTTCTCCGCAACCTGCCCGCCGGCTTTGGCCTGGGCAAGCTCTTCCTGTTTTGCCAGGAGTTCTCCCCGGAGCTTTGCAATATCATTGGGTAGTGCTTCCGGATTCGTGATGTCGTCAATCCTCGGCAGACCGCGCTTAACCTCATCAATCCTAACCGGGATTTTCTGTAGCTCTTTGTTGATTTCAGTCAGACGTGCTTGGATAATTTTGCGCTGCTGTTCTATGGTTCGGTTCCCGAGGATGTCTTTCAGCGCGTTCAATGCCTTTTGACTGGATATCACTTCATCATCGCTGACATCCCCGCATACCTCCAAGAGCAGTTTGCGCCTGTCTGTCCAGTGCATGATCTCATTGAAGTAACGGGGATCCGTGAGCAAACGGAAGATATTTTCATCGGCAATCTCGGCTATTTTGGCGTCATATTCTTTTTTCTGGACGGGAACACCATCAATAAAGTAATCTGTTGTATGCCCAGTGAACTCGGCTGTAGCAGAGCCGCGCTTCTTAGTCCACTTTTCCTGGTATACCTTTTTCAGCTGGATAAGCTCACCGCTGTCAAGTTGCAGAGTAGCCTCAACCGCATGCTCGAGGCCGTGCTCGGGTTCGCCGTTTGGTTTGAGTGTTTTGATTTCAAAGTCCTTACGGTTGCTGCTGTCCTTATCGAACAGCAGCCACATGAATGCATCTGCAAGAGTTGTCTTGCCTGTTGCGTTGTCGCCGAATGCATTAACGTCTTTGCCTTGAGTTGATAAGCGGAAATGTTTTATACCCTTGAAATTGTGAAGCGTCAAATCAAGTATTTTCATAGTAAAATCAACTCCCTTGCCCCCGGCATCTTTATACCGCGTTTCGCAAGCCAGATGGCCACATCCTCACGCTTGATTGTTCCGCCGCGGAACGACATCGGAGCGATGAAATCCCATTTGAATTCCTGGTAAAGCCCGTCCTTTTCTGCTGCCTCTCTGCCAATGTATGCAGCCAATATGCTCAGGGCTAAATCAGCCGGACCGCTGCCACCATAGCCCCACTCGAAGCCGTCGGGGCTGTGTTTCACTATCCGGTGCGGGATATTGACTTGTGGACCTGAGTTTGTGCGCGCGCATATGATGTCGCCTTCGAAGGGAATGAACTGCTCTTGCTGCTCTTCCTTTTTTTCTTCTAATTCTGCTTTTACTTTTCCGTAACAGACAGGACCGATGCCCCTCTTGACGCTCTCCGGATCGGAGAGTTTTCTCTGACATATTGAACAATTTGACAATTCAATCAACCTCCTTGACACCCCATTGCATCAGTGATACAATGAAGCTGGTGTTATTGCGGCTATAAAGCCGTTATTTTTTTTACTCTCTTTTACTACTGCCACGACCTTCCCATCGTTGACTATTGTTGCATATCCCATCTGGTACAGTAATACACAGTCGTTCAGATTGACCGGTTTTGGCATTTTCTTTTTCACGTTCTCACGCTCCTTTCATTTCGATAGTTCTTGTTCTGCCTGTTTCCTTATGTATGATTGTCAATCCTATTGCTGTTTGCCTTATGTACCTCCAGTTGTTCGGGTTAAGGCCTTTTCTTTTCAGCAGTTCTTTCATCCGCCTTGTCAACCGCCTTTCCTGCATAAAATCACCTCGCAAATACTACCGATAGGCCAGCGCCTATCATTTCCATGAGTTCCTTTTCGATGCTCTGCCATGTCTCGTGCTCATGTTCCTCTACCATCCCATCACAAACTACCTCTACCATTTCCCGATGTATGCCGTTCACGTCAGCGACCTCTTTCTGGAGCCTCAGCACCGACCGTGGCAGGTCCAAGATGTGCAACTCCGGCAAGAATCTACGCCCAACTTCTGTTGACTGTTTCAAGTGCAAATACGCCAGGTGTTTTGCCTTGTAGACCTCCACCATCCTGCATACCACATCGTCCGGCGGTATCGTTCTGCCAGCCTCGTACTCTGCCAAGCTCCTTACTGATATGTATAGCTGCTCCGCTGCTTGTTCCTGGGTCAAACCAGCGACCTTCCTAGCATTTTTGTAAATGTTTTCGCAGTGTCGCTTCATTCCCTCATCACCCCCTTTCATGTAGAATATAAACAATAATAGAACCTTGAAAATTAAACAATTTTGCGATATTGGCGATTCCTCTGTGGCGGTATAATGGGAGCCTGAGATCCTTCATCGATGTATGTTGCCAATGCCTTTGTAGTCAGCACCCACTTGCGCCCCGCCTTTATTGCCGGAATGTCGCCCCTGGCACACATCACCCGGACGGTCTGCCAGTATAGGCCAAGCTCCGCCGCTGCCTGCTCGAAGGTTAGGGTTGTGCCGTATTTTTGCAGCAGATATTCGTAAGTTGTAGACATGTGGAATCATCCTCCTTTACTCCGTACCGGTTTTGGTTAAGTCGTCCTCGTCCTGATAAAATAGTGTCCAATCGAAGCCGAGGACTGCAGCTATTTTTTTGGCTACCTCAACAGAAGGGTTTGCGTTACCATTCTCGATTTCAGTTATCATTGTCCTTGAAATACCTACTGCTTTTGCAAGTTGCTCTTGTGTCAAGTTATTTGACTTATTTCTTAATTCCTTTAGCCATTGTCTCATATCTTTCACCTCCGTAAGTCAATTTGCTTGACTCAATATTATTATATGTCAAGAACCTTGACTTTGTCAACTGTATTTTTATAAATTTGTCAATTTTCTTGACTTTTGTTGATGTCAATATTTTTGACACGTATAATATAGATACAAATATTGGTGGTGAGTTTAATGATAGGACAGAGACTCAAATTGCTCAGAGAAGAAAAAGGTTTAAAACAAGTAGATATAGCAGAAATGTTGGGCGTTAGTCGCACTACATATACCCAATATGAAACAGAAAAAAGTGAACCAGACCTTGCTACAGTTACAAAACTTGCAAGTTACTTTGGAGTCTCCACTGATTTTCTTTTAGGAAAAACCAACATCCGAACTCCTATTGAAACCATAGCAGCGCACCATGACGGTGAGGAATGGACCGAGGAAGAGCTGAAGGAAATAGAGAGGTTTAAGGAATTCGTAAGAATGAAACGTCAACAAAAAGATAAAAATAACAGTTCTTCAAAATGATTATATAATTGAAGAGGTGTTCATATGCCAACAGAAATATTTAATTTTAGGATAAAAGGCCAGCCGAATGCTGTGACAGGAATCAAGGTTGATATTGTTGATACTTGTCCTTATTGCCATAAAGGAATTATGCCAGATATTATTTATACAACAGATTTTGATAGTAAGTTAAAACAACCAGTAGCCATTCTTTTTCAATGCCCTTTATGTAATAGATATTTTACAAATGCTTATAAAGTTGAAAATTCCTTTGATAATTCAATATCAGCTTATCGTTCTGAGTTAATACCGTACTCTTATCAACCTTTCATCAACTATGATCTCCCTGAGGAAATAGAAAGTATATCTAGTACATTTAAAGAAGTTTATACCCAAACTTTAACTGCAGAAGCTTATAATTTATCTCAAATAACAGGAATTGGATATCGTAAAGCAATTGAATTCTTAATAAAAGATTTTCTTATTAATTATCAAGAAGAAGAAGCTGATATTATCTCCAGAATGCCGCTTTCACAGGCTATAGATAAACTTAATAATCCAAAAATTAAAGCTCTGGCAAAGGCTTCTGCTTGGCTGGGTAATGATGAAACTCATTATTTAAAGAAATATGCCGATAAAGACGTAAATGACATGAAAAAGTTTATAAAGGCATTGGCATATTTTATTTCATCTGAGTTAGCTGCTGATGAAGCTCAGGAATTTATTAATAAGAAGTAATTAAGTTATGGCTTAATTGATAATACAAAAGGTGGATTTGAGAGCAGAATAGAAAGACTGGAGAAAAAACTCGGCAAAGATAATAAATAAACATTAGTGTGGAGGTGTCGTATATGGGAGCTAAAAACAAAGTCATCGCCGGTGATTATGCCGGAAGACCGGTTAAATCAATATTAGGCATTGTACAAATTTCAACTTTAGACTTTAAGCCACGGAGAATCGATAAAACCACAGTTGAAAGTTATGAACTGGTTACCGATGAGCACAGAAAAAGTGCCGCAAGTGGCGCTTTAAGAGGATTAGTAGGGAACCTCCTTCTTGGAGCTCCCGGTATGATAGCTGGTGCACTATCAGCAAAAAGCAAAGGTGTTTATACAATTGCTATTGAATTTAAAGATGGTAAACGGAGTTTAATAGAAGTGGATGATAAAATTTATAAAAACATCATTAAAAATTGCTTTTAATGATTATTACAAATAACTTAGTATAAAGTATAATAAGAAGAATAAACCAACTTTACAAATACGCAACTTTCAGTTTTTGTGAGGGTTACTATGTACGAACAACTTCTAAAAGAAGCTGAGGAAGAAGGCTTAAAAGTAATTTCATGGCCATTTCATGGAAAAACAAAAGGACTTTATTATGACGGTGTTATAGCAATAAACAAAGACCTTTCTACCACTGCTGAAAGAACATGTATCCTGGCCGAAGAACTCGGCCATTATTACACTTCATACGGCAACATCATTGATCAAAAAATCACAACCAACAGGAAACAAGAAGAAATAGCAAAAAGATGGGCTGTACATAGGTTAGTGAATTTAAATGATTTCATAAGAGCATTTAAATCAGGTGCTTGTAATAAATATGAAGTAGCTGAATTCTTAGGTACTACGGAAAAATTCTTAGACAAAGTTATTGAAGTATATTACCGGAAGTATGGAATATGCAAAGTCATTGATGATTGGATAATATATTTCAGCCCATTTGGCTATTTGCGAAAGGATTTTTGAAATATACAGTTTAAAATTTAAGGAGGTTTTAGCATGAAAAGGATTATTTTTTTGATTCTGACTCTGACATGCACAATATTTCTGATGGCTGGTTGCGGCAGCGTTGAGCCGGAGAAGGTTGGGGAAGTTGGCGGAGTCTCGGCGGAGTCTCAGCGGAGCGATAGCGGAGAAGAAACATTTGAAACCGTTCAAGAAGACCTTAAAAAAATTGAAATAACGCATGAACTGCAGGACATTCATGAACATAAGCAAAAGGTAGTAATCTGGGTTTCAAACGACTCTGATAAAATACTCTCAGGCAACTTGAGAATAGACATAAAAAGCCGCGATGATCATATCTTGGCTATTGACAATTTCCCCATTGATGATTTAAAGCCTGGCCAAAAAAAATATGCGGTTATGATGGCAGAAACTACCTATCCAGTCAATAAAGTTACATACTCGTGGTCAAATGTAGAATTTATGGAACCAGCACTAAAAGAAGCTGAAAAAAGAATAGATGAAGAAGCCACAAAGGAAGTAACAGATGTAATGAACATGAATTTTGGCGGCGCCGGGAATCCCGAATATAAAACATCATGGTATGATTATATTGATAAAATCGAAGTGTATACGGACGGAGAGAATAAATGGGCAGAGGTTACTTTAAGCGTTTCCGAACAAGACAAATGTAATCAAATCGCCAGGGCTATTTTATATTCTGTAGACTATCTAATAAGAGTAAAGGCATTAGATGGTTCTGGTAATCAAATTTTAGAAGTATACAAATGAGGTCGATTTTATGAAAATCAGCAAACATGCCAGGGGAAATTATTACACCACATTCAAGGGGAAATTTATCTACGGATCTACCCCTGAAGAGGTTGAAGAAAAGTATATTGAGCTCAGGTACAAGGCCAGTCGTGGGCATGATGTGAAGAACGATCCCACGCTGGAAGAGTATATGATAAAATGGTTCAATGCCTATAAAAAGGGCGAGGGCGCGCTAAAAACCCAAAGCATGTATAGAAATTGCATTAATAAACACATCAACCCCGCTCTTGGCAAAAGGCGCGTAAAAGAGATAACATCAACTGATTGCCAGGAATTAATAAAAAGCATCACAAGTTCAAAAAGCTTAGCTCACAAAGTTCGCATAACTCTAAACCAAATTTTCAAAGCTGCCGTAGCTGATAAAATCATTGACTTTAACCCGGTAGGGAACACAAAAATAGTCGCGCCGGACAAGCCCAAACGGGAGTTCCTTTCCGACGATCAAAGAGAGCTGCTTCTTGAAGTCCTTCAGGGGCACAGGATCTATCCACTCATATACACCATGCTTTACACCGGAATGCGGCAGGGTGAAGCATTAGCTTTGACATGGACCGATGTTGATATTGAAAACAAAATTATCTGCGTCACCAAGGCCATGGAATACGAGAATTCTAAACCGCGGGTTAAACCCCCTAAAACGGAAAACGGCATACGAGATATACCCATGTCTGAAGATCTCGTGAATTTTCTCCAGGAACGCAAAAAGAAAATAAAAAGTATATATGTTTTTCCTGGCCACGCAGGCGGGTTAATGGGATTGACTGAGCTTAACAGGATATGGAGGTCTGCCAAAAAACGAATTAAGAACTGGTTTATTGGCAGGGAAAAAACTATTGAAAAACAGCTTAAAAAGGCTACTGAACCTGAAATAATAAAAGAGTTAGAGGAAAGGCTTAAAGAAGCGCAGTCGTTTACCGATGAGCATTACTTCAATTTAACCGCACGCTTGCTCCGACATACGTTTTGCACTGCCCTATATGATGCAGGAATAGATGAATTAACCGCAGCCAAGATCATGGGGCATGACGTGGGAACAATGAGAAAGATATATACCCACATTTCCGAGCACAGAGAAAAGGCGACGGTTGAAAAAATTGAAGCGTTGTATAAGACAAAAAAGCAATCAAAAAAAGAGGTAGCGTCGAAATAGTTTCACAATATTTTTTCACAACATTTCACAAGATTTTTAAGAGTTTCACAGCACTTTTAAACCTCTATTTTTGAATTATACTAAAACACAAAACCCGCCAAAATATTGCGCTTAGCGGGTTTTGTTTTGGAGCTGGTGGACGGACTCGAACCCCCGACCTGCTGATTACAAGTCAGCTGCTCTACCGACTGAGCTACACCAGCTTATATTATAATGGCGACCCAGAAGGGACTCGAACCCTCGACCTCTAGCGTGACAGGCTAGCGTTCTAAACCGACTGAACTACTGGGCCGTATTTTGTTTTGTAAGGGGGAAGCATTACGCTTCCCGCTTACGTTCTGGTGACCCATAGGGGACTCGAACCCCTGTTGCCGCCGTGAAAGGGCGGTGTCTTAACCGCTTGACCAATGGGCCTTAAAAAGTCAACAACGAAATATATTTTAACCGCTGGAATACAAAAAGTCAAGTGAAAAAATTTGATGTGGACAACGTCTGT